TATCCTGGACCCAAGATGCATCCGGGAAATGGTATTTCGTTCGCCTAGGTAGAACTGGAGGTACGTCGGTTCCTTTTGCGACCTTGCCTAAGGTCAAGGATCCGGCTAGTGCGTCCCACGTCATGAGCGCGCTTGCTTTGTTGAGGCAAGCGATTCTCTGACTGCTTCACCGATGTACCCGTAGGGCAATTCCGCCCACGGGAAGCATGGCCGACCGGGGTTATCCCGGGCGTGTCCATAGTGAATCGAAGGAAGGCACAAATGCCTGCTGTTGCTGCGCTCACCATCGCTGATGGTGCTACTACTCCCGTCAACCGCACGTTTGCGTTTGGTGGCTTCGACGTCAAGGGCGTCGCTCGCTGGTTCGAAAAGACTGCTGGAGTGGCCATTGGCTATCTCAAGCTGACTGACGAATACCGCGAAGCGAAGTCTTCGACCGGCGCCAACTCTCGCATCTTCGGGTATGAATTTCCCGTGGTTGCGACCGTGAACGGTGTGACGACGCGAGTCCGTGTCAGTTCTGCACAAGTTCGCTTGAACTTTGCTCAGGATGCAACGGACCAGGAGAAGAAGGATGCGGTGGCTTATGTTATCAACCACCTCTCCAACGCGACTGTGCGTCCGGCCATCTGGGGTCAGGAGCCCTTCTACTGATAAAGTAGAGGGTGACTGCCACATATGGCTCGTACGTCCAGTGAGACCCAAGGCAACGGGTCTCTTTCGCATCTGCTCCTGCGACTCCCTCTCGGGGTCGTAGCTATCGGAGTTTCTCTGTGGCTAATTTCCGTTCTCGCCCTCTTAGGAGGGCTCGCGTTGCTTGTGCTCCGCCCCTCGCTCGTATTCACGAGCGACTCTGCCAAGCCCTCGGTGTCCGAGCAATCGGAACCCCGGGACAGCCTGGCGGGGATATCCTGTTCGTTTCCCAATTTGGAGGAATAGAAGATGGTCAAGTTCAACAAACTCGCTCAGCTGCAGAAGTACCTGGCTACGGTCAAGGATCCGGCGATCGAATGCTATCGTCTTCAAGAGACGATGGAGCAGGAGATTGCGGATCTGGAACGCAGCCTGGATGTTCTACGGATTGGCGCGCTGTTGAGTCTTACGCCGTCCGATATTTCTTCAACGAGTGGCTTAGCAAACTCGCTCCTCGAAAGGGATCTGCTGGAAATGGTAGACGACAACTGTCAGGTGGCAAACTTCATTCGCATGGTGCCCTCAAAGGAGCACCAGGCAGCAATGATTCGCTACTTCAGTCAGTATCCTCTCCTGATCCAGCTGTTGACCTATCTCGAAAGCGAGTTGCGGCTACTTGGGAACGTTTCAGAATCGCGGAACAGTCCTGTTTCGAACTAAACCAGAGATCTGCGGAGCGTTGGAGAACTTCTCCATACCAGCAAGAAATTCGTCTTGCTCGTAAAATTGCTTCTCAGATCTTAGGTCCATTCGATTGGGATCAAGCGGCACGACACTTTGGTTGGGGTCCTGGAGCAACAACCAGGCTGACCCGACGTAAGTCGGACGCTGCGCACAAATACAGCGGTAATCCGCACGCAACGATCGGTAACGCGGTCCTCGCGAACACTGTTTTGCAGTGGTCTCCTCTGTGGGCTCGAGGTTTAAACGAGCTTTCGGAGGAAGAGGGTCTCGGGTACGTGAAAATCGTACCCGGGAACCGCGTCGTCACTGTCCCGAAGAACTACAAAACGGATAGAACCATCGCTATCGAACCGGACATGAACATCTATGTCCAGAAAGGTATCGGTGGAGTGATTCGCAATCGTCTTCGGGCCATCGGAGTTAATCTCGATGACCAAACGAAGAACCAGAGGCTGGCCAAGGTTGGCAGCATTTCTGGGCGATTGGCAACGATCGACCGTGGTATGGCTAGCGCGTGTGTTAGCCGATCTCTTGTCGAGAAGTTGATCCGTTCCGACTGGCTTGAGGCACTTGGGCAGTGCCGAAGCCCGTTCGGAGTTCTTCCTTCTGGTGAGAAAATATTTTACCAGAAGTTCTCTTCCATGGGAAACGGTAATACGTTCGAGCTTGAGACATTGATTTTCGTGTCTCTCGCTTTCGCGTACGCTCGGACTCATGGAGAGGAGGTGGATCGTATATCCGTGTATGGGGACGATATTATTGTTCCCAGCACGATGGCGGATGGGTTCTGTGGCCTCCTTGCAGAGTGTGGGTTTACCCCAAATTCTAAAAAGAGCTACTGGACTGGTCCGTTCCGAGAGAGTTGTGGTAAACACTACTACTCAGGGTACGATATCACTCCGTTTTACGTCAAAGAATACGACCGAGGATTACTCTCACTGTTCAAGATCCATAACCAGCTATGGCGGTATGTTGACCGCTGTGACTGGATGGATCCTGGCAGAAGAAGAGCGTTGTCGGAAGTATGTCGGTGGTTGCGTAATTATGCACCTGCCGAATGGCGTAAGCCCTTGATAGTCGATGGATTCGGTGATGGAGCCTTCGTCGGATATTTTGACGAGATTTGCCCCATAAAAGAACCGAAGTCCAAACGAGGTTGGGACGGTTACTGGTTCAAAACAGTACTGGAACGGCCTGCCCTTGATGAAGATATATCCCATCACGGGCTTCTCGTCAAAGCTGTCGCACGTATCGATCGTAAGCCCAAACGGACTTACGTGTACGTGGCCAGTGGCGAGAACGGCTTGTCGCTCCTTAAGGACGATGAGGCTGTCGAGGTGTTGCCTGTAAAGGGCAAACGGTATGTAGTCGACAAGCTGTTTGTATCGCGCTCGTCGCTACATAGACAGTGCACCGGCCTTTTCGCACCTAGATAGGTGTGAGGGCATTTGGTACGTTAAATTGTACCTGGG